TGGACGTGTTCCATGTAAGGTTGTTGGTCCAGTACGCAAGGGTGACATGATGGTAAGTGCAGGCAATGGTCAAGCACGTGCTGAAGAGAACCCAGTACTAGGTTCGGTAATTGGCAAGGCACTAGAAAACTTTGATGGCGCAGAAGGCGTTATTGAAGTTGTTGTAGGTCGTTTATAATCCATTAGGGTTATAATACCAAAAAAGAAGGAGCGGAAACGCTCCTTCTTTTTGACCAAAATTTCTAATCCCATAACCAGATAAATATGTAAAAAGGTAATGAATACTTATGGGCTTGACTAGACCTAAACTTGCGCAAATATCAACCACTACATCAGCGTTTGACGATCCAATTGTTGTTTTAAATAACAATGCTAGTTCTGGAATCAGTAATACTAAGGATATTGGTGTTGTTTTTGAACGAGGTGGCGATACTAATCAGGTTTTACTGTGGGATGAATCAGCAAATCAATTTATTTTAGCTAGTTCTAATGAACAAGGAGGCACGTCAGGCGATGTGACATTAATTGCATATGCTCCGTTACAAGTTGCAGGGTTAAAAGCATCAAGCCTGACTATCAATGGAGCGTTTACATTTCCAACTACAGATGGAATAAATTTACAAACATTAGTAACTGATGGCTCAGGCAATTTATCGTGGTCGTCGCTAGCTACCAGTGGACACACAATACAAAATAACAGTGTTAATTTAATCGCAAGAACAAATTTAAATTTTGATGGTACATATCTTATTGCCACAGATGATGCCGGTAACGATCAAAGTGATGTTACCGTAAGTTCTGCATTACAAACTTGGCACGATAAAACAGCACCATTGGGAACAGTAGTTGGTACTTCTGATACACAAACACTAGACAACAAAACAATTGATGGTGGGTCATATTAATGCAGGAAGTATATAGATCAGATTATGATGGCGAATTTGTAATCACTGGAGTAAAAATTACCAATGGCCGTAAACATCAAGAACGCGAATTTATTGAAAATCCAATCAATATTAACTCAATATCCGGACGTGCTGTTTGTGTAAGTATCGGCGATTCGAGCACTAAATTTAAACTTGATCGGTTGATGTTATATCACGGATTATTAAATTCATTACCATTAAACGTATACACAACAGGAAGTTTATATCATCAAATTAAAGGGAATTTTCACGTTACATTTGATCCGTTAAAACTTCAAGAATTAATTGATTTAAATTTAACAGAAGACATTATTGTGTATACTAGTACTACAAATTGTCTTAAGACACCTGGTGAATTTTTTATTATTCCGCATGGATTTAAAAGTACCGAGGAAGCTGTAGCAGCATACTTAGCGGCATTTGATGGTCACAATGATGTGTTTTTAGTGGGTTATGATGAATATGATGTCACTGGAACGCAGCGCAGATCTAAAATGATTGATACAGTTGGTAATGTAATAAAAACATACTCAACTACCAAATTTCACCATGTTATTGATCAAGGCGTTACGCCAAATGAATGGCGCCAATATTCAAATGTTAAAACAATGACAGTCAGAGACTTTATTAGTCATTGCGATATTTCGTAACCGTACAAATTTTCCACAGTTTCAATTTTATTATAGATATCTTCGATATTAATAGTAGCCCAAAGTCCTGGGTGTAGAGGCTTTGGAATAATTCCTTTATCTAACCACGCATATCCTAAATGTTCATCGTTGAGCTTTGGAATAAATTCATTGGCTACTAAACAAAAGAAGGTGTGATAGATAAAATGATTATTAGGACCTGTAAACTGCTCAATAGGAACGAGTTTAATATATTCTGGTAAACTACCTATTTCTTCAGAGCATTCGCGAGTAATAGTATCTAATAATGTTTCGCTATTCTCAACTTTACCGCCGGGTAGTCCCCAATGGTAAGGATGTTTAGGATCGTTACGCATCAAATATAGATAACGATGGGTGTTATAAGAATAAAACCAAACACCTACGGCTGCTAGATCACTAATGACCACGAACCCCCCGTGTATAATCCCTCATAACTCCTAACCCATTGCCCTCCGTCCCATTTGTATTGTAAATTAGTGGTTAAATTCGTAACATATTCAATATTTTCTGCGCCACCTGCATTAAATTTAACAACCCAGTCGGTTCCGTTGTATTCAATAATATCATTTGTGTTAGCAACAATTGATCCCCAACTATCTGATGCATCTGTATTATCTAGGTCGCCGATGTTGTCGGTTAACAAATAACGTTGACCTGTTGATGCTGCTGCCAAGCCAGCATTTGGACCGCTACGCTGTGGGTCAATGACCGCTGTTACAGGAAGCATTGTGTTAACTGGAAGTGTATCTTCGTCAACAGTAAACAGCATGATACGATCGTCTGTCGGATGATAAGCAACAGTACCTACAATTTCAATATCGTTAGTTTCGTTTTCTAAACGTATTTGACTAATACCGTCCCGCAATTTACCATACTCCTCAATCACAGGATGCCATAATACAATGCTATCTTCTTGTGTGCTTAACGCCCCTAAATCAGTATTAGGTTCATCAACAGCACTTTGCTTTAACACTTGAAGTTGATTGCCGATGAGAAGCACCTGGTATCCGTGAGGGGTTACTTTCATGCGAGTACCTAACAGTAAGTCATCATTTTGCAACGCATTAATAGCATCGCCATCTGCATCATACATGCTGGCAATAACTTTATGAATAACGCCAAGTTTAGTAACTTTAGCAGGCATACTAATCCACACAGGTAGAGTAAATGTCATTGTCATAATATCAATTGGTTCATCTGTACCAACTGGAATTGTCCGAGAGCTATAGTTAATATCATTTAATTCAATGACGCTTAGGCTGGTCCAGTCAATATAGTTGTCTGTGCTTTGGATTTCTAAACTTGGATTAAACATTGGGGCAATTTGTTCAAACAATTGCCATTTTTGATTTGTATTTGTGGTCCAGATATCTAATTTAATAGTAATATCGTATGGAACTGGCATATGACGTTTGACAGTAAACGCATTACCTTGTGTAGTTTCGTATGTTTGAGTAGCCTCGTCCCAAACACGCTGGCGATAACTTGTAGTATCCACGTGATATGGTTCTTGCACACGCTCTCTAGCATACTTGGTATTGCTAACATAAAAGCTCATCATAGGCGCAGATGGCATTTTATTTGCACTATTATCTTGAATAATAGCTTGTGCTTGTCTCGAAGCATCACCATAACGCACAGGAACAGTTAAGTAAGTTACATTACCTAAATCATCCTTGCCGTATTCAACTTGAAATCCAGAGAAGATTCTTGTAAACTGTAGTAAGAATCTACGTAATTGTGAGTCGTAAAAGAAATCAACCTGTGCCATTAATATTCCTCAACTTTTATAATTTTTGCTTTAGGTGCTAAGTATTCCCAAACGGACTCGTTTGGATGCGGAATTCCGTGCCAGTAGTTGTACGCAGCATCTTCAATTTCATTGCTATCGATATCATATCCTTGATCCGCAAGCATAGATATCTCACTAGCCCAATTTAAATCATGACGCTCAATTTTGCCTAATGGTTGTACAGTAAATAACCAATCTGTGCCTCCACCAGCGGCATCCACATCTTCTTCATTGTCGCACATAAATACTGACTCTTTATGTGACATCATGTTAGCTGGCCGATACATTTCTAACGCTCGGTAAAAATCAGTGCCACCCCAATTATTTTCGTAGTCCTCTAATCTGGGAGTTAATATTGTGCCAACCGGTAATCTTGTCATCGATCCATGATAAAATGTTTTTTGAATTTCAAACAATTGCATCAATTATCCGCCTCTGGTTTTAGAAGTTGACTCAGACTTTGTTTGCTTGGAATATTACCGCGATCAGTCGTAGCTACTGTAGCATTGTTATTAACAAACGAACTGCGCTGTGTAGTATTGTCGTTGTTTAAGTATGTCATTTCAGTTCTTACATTATCTTCTACTTTCACCCAACGTGCTCCATCATATCTAAATAATCTATTTGGATGATAATCCAAACGTAAGCAGTAATCGCCACTTCTTGCGTTAACCGGGAAACTAACTCCTGGCGTTACAGGTAAGCCGTTTGGTGGCATTGTGTTACCAGTTAAGTAACCAACTAAGTAACCGTCTGATGTTGGCGATACTAAACTACGATCCGCCCTGACGGCACCCAAGTCTGCGGTTAATCTACTGTTATCAGCACTGATGCCTGTACCATCTTCCGGCTCACCATCACTGCCATATGGGGCAACATAGAACTTACTGACGTCATATCCTGCTAGTGGAACTTCAACTTCTGCTTGAGCAAGGATCTTGTCATTGATATCTTTGTTCTTATTGTATGTAGTTAAGTAATCAGTGAGGTCGCCAGTTTCATTACCCTTCTCATTGGTGTAGCCATCTAAAATATCTTTGTATTCCTGTGCGCCCACCAATGGAACTGCTTTAACACGCCAGATATGTGGCATCCAGGTTTTGGAAAAGCCTTCGCTAGCAAATGAAGCATCCTGAATAACATAAAACTTTGGCATTCCAATTGGAATATTAGGATCCAATGGATGAAAATCTTTTAAGTTAGGAACTTCAATAACATCGCCAGACATTAATTTACGCCCTAACGTATCAATCATATCATTGTAATGAAATGAAACAAAAATAGTATCATTTTGAATGAATAACCCAAACTGACTTAAATTAAAGTCAATATCCTGAACATTGTACACACCTCTTAATCTGTAAATAGATTCGTCATAATCACGATCTCTATTTTCTAGTGTGAATAAATCCTCAATAAAAAGTGGATTGGTTTCTGAGTACACAGGACGAGTAACATCATAATTACTCGATTCTGTAGAGTAATCTCCTGAAACTTTCGGACCCAGATATTTGTGAATATATATATCCAGGCCACCCACAGTATATTGCTCTGAAATTACACGATCCAGATATTTGTAATCATTGCGTTTTTCAGGAGACCATAAACTTAATCTTGGCATATTAAATAATCTTTATGTGTTGTATTTTTGCAACATAAGCATA